GTCTTTATCCCATTCCAAATGCCCGTGAAGAAGGATTTGATCCCGCTCCAGAAGGTCTCCCAGTCTGTCCCAAACCAGCCAAGAAAAACATCTGCAATGTTCTGCAGCATTTTCACAACGGTGCCGAAAACATTCTTTATTCCGTCCCAAATGGAACCGAATACTTCTTTCACGCCGGTCCAGGCCTGCTCCCAGTTGCCGGTAAAAAGGCCGATGAATATATCCAGGATGCCCGTTATGACACCAAGCACCGCCTCCAGTACATTGGCGATTACACCAAAGGCTCCAATAAACACAGGTGCTAAGAGCTCGCAGAAACCGTTCCAGATCTTACTGATTGCCCCTGTGATATCTTCAAAACTGATTCCCAGGGCCCCGAGCCGCTCCTTAATCCCCTCCACAAAATCGGAAAAAATACGTTTTATCACGTTCCAGATCAGAGTCACTTTTTCCCGGAAGTCCTCATTGGTCTGCCAAAGATGAATAAAGGCTGCCACAAGTACAGCAACTGCACCGATCACAATTCCAATCGGTGAGGTTAAAAATCCAATGGCCTTCCCGAGTATTCCTGTGATACCCCCAAGTCCCTGCATCTTTGTGCCAAGTGTCATAATTCCTTTGCCAAGCGTGGCAAAACCAGACATGGCGGTACCTACCGTACTGATAATCTTTCCAAAAATAAGTAGCAGCGGCCCGATCGCCGCTACCAGTGCAAGCACCTTAAGGATTGTCTCCTTCTGCGCATCACTCATCCCGTTCAGCTTGTCGACGAACGCCTGCACCGCAGAGACTACTTTCCGGATGATCGGCATGAGCAGATCCCCAAAGGAGATAGCCAGTTCCTCAAGCTGAGACTTCAGAATGGTAAGCTGCCCGGAAAGGTTGTCCTGCATGATCTCCGCCATGCTCTCCGCTGAGCCATCACAATTATCAATGGCACCAGTCAGCTTATTAAAATCCTCATCCGAGGCATTGATGATGGAAAGCCATCCAGCCATCGAGTTTTTACCGAAAATCGCTGAAGCAGCAGCTGCCTGCTCCGATTCTGACAAGCCTCCCATCTTTTCCCGAAGGGAAATCATGGTCTCACGGAGGTTGATGGACCCATCCTCGTTTTCTACAAGCGCGATGTTGTAACGGTCCATATAGGTCTGCATCTGCTTAGTCGGCTTTGCCAGGTTGGTAAGACCCGTCCGAAGGGAAGTACCTGCCTGCGAAGATTTGATACCGGCGTTTGCCATTAACCCCAACGCGACAGACGTATCTTCCGCGCTGATTCCAAGCGCACCAGCAACCGGTGCAGCATATTTAAAGGACTCACCCAGCATGGAAACATTCGTATTTGCATTCGTGCTGGCAGCTGCAAGAACATCCGCAAAGTGACCGGAGTCCTTTGCCGAAAGGCCAAAGGCAGTCAGAGCATCCGTTACAATATCCGAGGTCGTACCAAGATCCTCGCCGGAAGCAGCGGCCAGGTTCATGATGCCCTCGACGCCATCCAACATGTCTCCCGTCTTCCACCCGGCCATCGCCATGTACTCGAAGGCTTCACCTGCTTCCGACGCGCTGAATTTGGTCTTGCTGCCCATCTCACGGGCTTTTGCCCGGAGGTCGTCAAACTCCTCTCCTGTGGCCCCAGAAATCGCCTGCACCTTGCTCATCTGGGCATCAAAGTCCGCCGTGGTCTTCACTGCCGCAGCGCCTAGTCCAACAATCGGAGCCGTCACATGCGTTGTCAGTGTCTTTCCTGCACCAGCAATCTTGTCGCCGGTCTGCTGCATCTTTTTTCCGATCTCATCGACCTTTTCGAGCTTAGCGTAGGTTGTGGAAACCTGAGATTCCAGCTGCTTTAGCGCCTGCTCTGTCTCTTCGATTTCCCTCTGCAGGGCATCGTACTTATCCTGGCCGAGTTTTCCCTCTTCTAACTGCTTCTTCGCCTGCTCCTGGGCGGTCTTTAAGGATTCCAGCTTATCCTTTGTCGCGCCGATTGCTTCTTTCAGGAGGCGCTGCTTCTGGGAGAGCAGTTCCGTATTGGACGGGTCCAGCTTCAGCAGCTTTTGTACATCTTTGAGCTGTGTCTGCGTATCACGGATCGTAGTATTGACCGTTTTTAATGCCTTATCGAGACCAGTAGTACTACCATCAATCTCAACTGTTAATCCTTTGATCCGATTCGCCATCCTTCGCGCCTCCTTCCTTCGTTATTCCGATAGAAAAAGCGGAGGCAACGGGTGCTGCTTCTTTAGCTCCCTGCTCCGCTTTACATTTTCTTCCTTCAGGCGCTGCACTCGTTTTTGAAATGCCTCGGTGCATTTCTTTTCTTTCAGGCGCTGCGCCATCTCCTTGTATTTCTGGATCTTCTCCCGGAGCTTTTTATCCGTTACTGAAAACTGATAGGCAGCTCCACAATCCTGACAAACAAAATATGTGTGTTCGACCTCCCCATCCCGGGCTACTTTCCACTCCGGATTCGGGATCACCGCACCACACTTATCACAGATGATTTCCATACATGCCTCCATCAAAAACGGTCAAAGTCGCTCTGGTTTGCTGCACGTACTGTCGGTCCGTAGTCTTCACCATCATTTCCTTTCTCGGTCCAAATATCGAGTACGAATCCAATGGTGAGGAGGTCGAGATCCGATAAGGAGAGCCCGACCTCCAGGCACCGCAGGAGGAACAATGGCGTTGTTATTTCCCGGTTACTTTTTTGAGGTTTTTTTTAGCCTGAACATCTGTTATCAGGTTGGTACCCCAGAGCTCCAGGATCTCAGGCAGCACTTCGTAAATGGAAAACATCTCGAACTGCTCCAACCATTCATCGATAGTCTTTGGGATCGTCGGGTCCGCATGGAAAGCCATGATATAAGCGACATTCTCGAAAATCTCCAGGTCTTCAATCTCCATCGAGGACCCATCCTCGTTCGCCTTCTCCTTATAGGATTTTTCCAGCTTACTCAGATCCTTAAAGATATCCCTGCCAAACTTGATCCGGTAAAGCCTCGGCACAGAGGCCGAGGACCGGAACTTCACATCGGTATCACCGATCTTTACTGTTTTCTCAAGCATGAATCATCCCTCCATTATTCACCGCTACCGGAAGTCGTCTCACTCGGGGTATACACCTGCTTGTACCAGTTGTTGTATACCGATGCGCTTGTCTCATCTCCGGTACGGGATTTGACCAGGCCGTCTTCTCTCGGGTCCGCCGCAAGAGACAGTGTTTCCGTACCCGGCTCGATACTTGCTTCTTTGGTCTGGGATTCGATGGAGGGACGCGCTGCGGTGCAGTTATACAGCACATGACGGATCGCATTCACATCGCCATCGAATTCAAACAGCAGCGCAAAATAGACAGACTCGGTAATGTCAGATCTTTCAACCAGAACACCATTCGCATCCTTCTGCTCCTGGAGAATATCGGTACGGAACCACTCCGGAATGAGTGCCATCTCCAGATCACCAGAATAGCCGTTGTTACTGGTACTTCTGAAATAAACGATACCGTCTGCATAAAACGGGGAGGATTCCCCCTCGGCATCCAGCGACAGGGAAACGGCACCCGGAATTGCTACCGGTGTCGCGTAAGTGAAAGTGCCATCATCCCCTTTCGTCAGGATCGCGGCATGTACATTTTTCAGGTTGTATTTAACCTTGTTCTTCTTCGTAGGCATTACTCTTTACCTCTCTTTCAAATGAATACAGGACCTCATAGAGTTTTTCGCTCTCGATCCAGACTTCGGTTTTGTCATAGAAAATCTCATGGGCATCCAAAACATCCTCTACCAGAGCCTCCGTTTCCGGATTCTTCTCATCGGTATAGAGCTCGATATGCACCTCATCGATTTTCAGATACACCTTCCCATCGGCCGCAAAGTTATCACTTCCGGGAAGGAGAAACGTAATAAAAGGTGGAGACGGTGATTCCCCTTCTGCGAAGTGATCGTAGGCAAAAGGGAGTCCTATCTCCTCCATCAGCTGCATTAAATCATCCATCTTTCAGGCCCCTTTCGATGTCACGAAGCAGCTCTTCTTCTGCAGCCTCCTCAGCCGGTGCGATGTGCGGGATCGCCCGGACCCGACCACCGTTCCGCTTGGCGTGACCGTGTTCCAAGAGATGCGCCAGCATGTACCGAGTCGGTGAATACACCGTCACTTCCAGTTCTGTCGAGGTCTCTTTGGTCTTCTTCGTGCGCCAGCTCTTTGCATACTTTCCGGTCTGCCTAGGAGCATTCGCACCGATATCTTTCTTCACAGAATTACCGGCCTTCGTGACCGCCGTTTTCACAACTTCTGCAGAGAGCTTGCTGTACTCTTCTAGTTGTTCATTCACAGCATCCGCCAGCTCATCGATCTTGATTTTCTTCCCCATAGGCGTCACCTCTCTGAAAGCTCGGTGTGCATCTTCCGGCTGTTATGCTTAAAGCCCATTTCGTCGATTGACAGAATGTTGTAAATCCTTTCTCCCAGAAGAATCCGATATTGTTTGGAATTCACTGCCGCTGTTTCTGAAGAGTACCGGACGGTAATATCCAGCCGGTCCGCCTCAACCGTATGCCCGGCAGCTTCTTCCTCACTTGTTGACAGACCACTAGTCACCGCTGTGGCCCAACACGTAAAATAATCGGTCCATGCGGATTTATGATTCCCGTACTTATCTGTCACTGTTTCATTCTTCTGAATGGTGATCCGGGTACGAAGTCCTGCGATATTCATCACACCACCCCTTCCCGGATTGCAAAAAGGATCGACCGTAGCGTTATTGTCAGATCATGATGATCGGCTTCCTCCCTGTGTTCGAACAGATACCCAAGCGCATACAGGATCGCCACCTTCATCGTTTCCCGGACGGGAGAAAGAGAGGCATCCTCCGTATCGGAATTGACCGTCTCCCACTCTTCATTCGTAAGCCTCGC